TGTTGACATATCAAATGTCAATGAGTTTGATGTTAAGTGTGCAATTGTTGTCCCACCAACTTGTATTTTTGCAAGAGTTCCGTTTAATATTCCCATTTTATTTTTTTCTTAATTTTATACAATATTAATTATTAGATTTTTTCTTTTTTGTAACTTTTTTAACTTTTGGCTTTTCCTCATTTTCCATTGCCACTTCAATAATGTGTTCAATTTCTTCTTCAAAAGTAAAACCATCAAGTGCTTTTGCTACTTTTAATTTTATTAATTCTTTACCTAATTTATTTGATACACGCAATTGCGTTCCTTCAGGCAATGTTCTTGCATGGATTGCATAATCCGTTGTCAATTCTATTCTCATAAATTTAATTTTTTTGCTTTTCTTTTTATATACTTTTCAAGTTTATCACTCGCTTGTGTGTATATTTTATCACTCGTTTCAGAATAAGTTTTCTGAATAAAATTCTTTTTTCCAGTTGGATTTGCTGAATGTGTTCCAACTCCGTATTCAATCCACCACGCATAAAATCCATCAAACTTTTTTGCACCCCTTCCATATCTTGGACCAACCAATACATTTGGATATTTTTTTGATTTAGATGTTTTAATTGCAAGTGAATTTTTTAATTCTTGTGGATTTATATCAGTACCCCTTACATTGATTTTTTCAGTTCTTTGATTTGGTGCATTTTGTTTCATCTTGTCAAGAACTGGCTGCATTTGCCTTCTTAATATTTTAAGGATTTCACTCCTTTTCATCTTGTCATCCAAAGATTGAATTTCAAGCATAACACCTTTAAAACCTTCAATTTTATAGTTTATCATAGTTTTTTGTTTGCACTAATCATCAGACCTTCACGACCAAGTTCTTGGATGTCAAGAATGTCATAGTATTTTGAATTGTAAACAATACGCATTGATTCATCAATTCCATCAAAGAACCGAATCTTGAATTTAACCTTGCTTGTTGATGTCACTTGGTCCGCTTCAACTTTTTCATTACCCAAACCACGTTGCACATTTGCAAATGTTGTGTGAAACGTTGACCAACTTGCAGTGTATTCACCAATTGAATTGGTTGAAAACGTTTGTGATTGAATCACTATTTTTCTATCTAAACGACCTATGTTCATATTTCAGTTCGTTGGCTTACCATTGACATTTGAAACTTTGTTCCACGAGATAGGTTGTGCATATTGCTTCCAACAATTGTGTTTTGTCTATTCTCAAAGAAATCTGACACAATCATTCGCAATGCTTGTGTGACCATTTTATCAGAATTCGCCAAAGTTGTTATTTCAATTTCAATTGGAAAATCACGATCGTATAAGTTTGGCAAATTGTCCTTCATCTCAACATATGAATAAAGTCCATTTGTTGCAATGTATTTTGATGAATCCAACAATGTCCTTGTGTTATCAGAATCATAATAGTAAATTGAAAAGGTATCAATTGGATTGACATCAATTCTGAAATTGTCCCATTCAGTTATGTACCCAGTCACACCGCCTTTGATAAGCAAACCAGCTTCGTTCCATAACATCAAATGTGCAGATGCTATGTAATCATTTATAATGTCATCAAACGATGAATCTAAAATGTTTAAATGTCTTTTTGCTTCAACCAAAGACAATGCCCAATTGACCTCTGGTGTGTAGCTTGTTATTTTTTTGTTTCTTATCATTGCTTTTTAAAAAAAAAGAGGATGGGCAAAACCCACCCTCTTTATATATTAACTAATTACTAATAAATGAATTATCCGAATGTTCCCACGCTAATTGCAGCACCTTGAACAAGTGCAGCATCCCAGTATGAGTTTAGGATTAATCTGTTTGTTCCGCTTACCGCTTGTGTGTAAGGATCAACCAAAATCTCAACTCCACCGAATTGGCAAATTTGAACTTTTGAGAAGTCACCATAATAAACCGCTGGATTAGTTATGTCAGCAATTTGGTTTGAGAACATTGCCTTAACTCCCATAATTGCTTCATTGATGATTAATGGATTAACACCACTAACTTGTGCAGCAGTGTAAACTTCACTGAATAAATCATTTGAGATTGCAAATCCTAAATTACCTCTATTGTGGTTGTTAGATTGTACTTCCTCAACAAGTGCCATCATCAATGATGTGATGTTTGCATTTGTAACTGGAGTTTTTCCGTTACCAAGATAATCATAAGAACCATTTGAAGAATCATCAGTAAATAAAGCATATTCAACTTTTGCTCCAACGGCTTGAGCAATTGAGTTTCTCAATGCTGATTCAAGTGATTCGTTGCTTTGCATAGCGGCTTGTTTACTAAAATCGACAAAACTTGCAAGTCTTTTTGGAGCAAGGTCTTTTTTGCTCATTGCAGAACCGCCATCAGCAGCTGCATCAGTCTCACCTTCCCATTGCGTTGTAACCGCACCCAAAATTGGAATACGTTGGTCAGTTGTTGAAGTTACACGAGTAACACCAAGATCATCAAGAATTGTGTTTGCATAAACTGCATCAACAAAACTTTGAGTTTCGATTCCTGAAGTTCCGTTTTCAGTGATAACCGCTCTGTTCAAAATCATTGATGGTATAACAACACCATTTGCACTTCGACCAATTGCAGTCATTTCTTTTTGACCTTCTTGAGCCATTTCCAATTCAACACCATCAAGTTTCCCGCCAAATGCTGCACGTACCGCTTTACCAAAAGAAAATTCTCTTACTATTTCTTTTTCTTCTTTAGTTTCTGCCACCACTGGACTTCCACCTAAATTTGCTGCTTTCATTCTTATTTCTTCTTCTTTTTCTACTTTTGGAAGTTCATCAACTAATTCAGTTAATCTTTCCATGTTTGTATCAAATGATACTTTTTCATCTTCAGAAAAATCTCTATTTTCTTCAGATACTAAATTTTCAAGAGCATCAAGGGCAACTTTTACCTCACCTATTTCTTCTCTTATCGTTTTACTATTTCTCATTTTCTAAATTTTAATACTACAAAAATCAATTATTTGATTATAGGTACTTTGTAACAATTTTAACTTTGTTATAATTTCGCAAAGCTGATTTTGTTTCAAGTCCCATTTCAACAATTTCTTCTTCTTCAACCTCAAGTGATTTTTTAAGTTCATCAACTTGGTCAGCACTTCGTTTGAATGCATCACGATTTGAACCAGCACTCACAATTGACCATTCGACCAATTCTTGTCGTGTAAAATAAATTGTATTTCTGTCCTCATCATCTTCTTTGCCATAACGATATTCATGCGGTATTGCACCAACACTCGCCATCTTTAAAATACCATCTTGCATCTTGTTAAATACTTTGTCAGCCAAAGGATTGTTTCCTTCACGTTCAAATGTTACTTCACCAATCAATGCTTCACCATCTCTAAACACTCGTGATGTTCCGATGATTGTGTCAGGATTAGAACCACTCACTTCGTGATTATACCCAACAATAGGATTGCGGTCATACGTTGACAAATCCCATCCATCAAGTTTGAATGATGTTCCATGTCTGTCAATTGACTCGGTTGAAATTATAAATTGTGCAGTTCGTTCTACTTCGTTAATATTTCGAACCTCTGCAAGTCTTTCTATTTTATTCATTACTTTTCTATTTTGTTCAATTTCTTTTAATTTACTTTCTGACCATCTTAACCCAGCTTTGCCACCCCACAACAAAAATGATATTGTTCCACACGCTTCAGTGTTGTCAGGATCATAATACACTTCAGCACGTGACAAATATGAAAACATGCGTTTTAAGGTATCTTCTGAAATCGGTCTTTTTTCTGCAAGATCACGACCACGATTTTTGCCCACCAAAGTTGCACATTTGTTTCCAACCTTTTCATTTAACTCAATGCCACGTTTGGCATTGTTTGAAACCGCTTCAGGATAATCACTATAACTCGCCATCTTCCTTTTTATAATAATTGTCCATGTCCTGAATAGGTATTCTATTTATTTGGACATATCGTTCATCACCGCCTTCAATTGGATTTCTATCCTCCAACTCAAGTACATCATTAATGCTATAAGCACCAATATCTGTCATCAGTCGATAATACTCACCTTTTGTTTTGACATCAGTTCGAAGTAAACGATCAACATTGTGCTTAAAATAATGGTCAAGTTTTTCAGTATCTTTTAATAATTTTCTTCGATATTCTTGCTCAATCTTTTCAATCCATGTACCAATTGAATAAGTCACAAATTCAATGGACTGATGTTCAATGTTTGAAAACGTTGAATTTTCCATCTCATTAATCATGTGTGATGGTATTCCAAGAATTGTTGCAATCTCATTCTTTTGGAATTTTCTTGTTTCTATAAATTGAGCATCTTCAGGCGGCAAACCAATACGATGATATTTTGAACCAGCATCCAAGATTGCAGTCCCACGTGTTCCATTTGGTCCATAGTTTGCAGTCCATTGTTGACTGATTGCATCTTTTGTTTCAGGTTTTAACACACCAGCATATTCAATGAATCCATCAATCCTTGCAGATTTGTTATAAAAGTCAGCACCATAATCTTGGGCTGCAATAGATAAACCAAGATTTTGCTTGTGTGCTTGTATTGCCGAAAGTCCAACAACTGGATCAACTCCAAACCCACGAAGATTAATCATGTCAGCATCTTTGACAAGCAATGATTCAGTTTCATTGTATGCTTCCTTGACCTGAACCTTCCAATAAATCTCATCATCATATTTTATTGGTTCGCATTGTTCACGTGTTACATTGACCAATGATGTTGGTGTTCCAAACTGATCACGTTCAATAATAGCTAAACCATTACCATGATTGATTGCGGATGTGATTAATATTTGTGTGAAGTCAAAAGAAATTGATTCATAATTTGCTTCAGCATTCAACAAGTATTCTGTTGGATGTGCAACTATTTCACGCCTTCCGTTTTGTTTGCGAAAAACCTCAACTGGCAACATTGCCACTGATTCTGTAATTCTTCTTACTCCAGCCCAATATGCAGACAATCCCATTGCAGATTGTTCAGTGACTGGTGTTCTTCCAACCATTCCACCAAAGTTTGCATTTAAGAAACCTTTTTTTGCGGATAGAACTGGATTGATTCTTTTGATTTCAAACCCAAATAAATTCACTATTGCAAAAATGAAACATTACTTTTTTAAAAATATGTAAAATATTTAACTAAAAAAACCCTTACATTTCTGCAAGGGTTTGTTTGTTTTAGGTTTTGAGTTTATTAAATATATGCGTTTTCTAATCTTTCAACTCTTTGTGAATCATCTTCACCATTAATTGTGTAGTCACCAATAACACTTTGTATAAGTTCTAAATGTAAA